TTAATCCACTTATTGAGATTATCTACTTGGCTTGCGCACTTATCTCGCTCTGCTGTTACCTTAACAAGCTGTATGACTACATCACCGTATGTCTCACCGGTAAATGCTGTTCTTACACAAGGTGCGGTATAGGCTTGAGGCGGGTAAATATATTCTGCTTTGGTCGTGACCTTATTTGTACAGGCGGTCAAGAGCAGACTGAGGCAGACGAGTGTGAGCACAAGGTTGTGTCTTAATGATTGTTTTAACTGATTCAGCATTTTCTGTTGCTATCCTTTCTATTTCATCATTACGTTGCTGCTGCTCAATGACTGCATCACGCTCTTGTTGTAGCGCAATGGTCAATGCCTTGTTCGCATCTTCTTGTTGCTGAATGGTTTGGGCTTGCGCTTGGTTCTCGGACTTTAAGCTACTTATCTTCTGAGATTGGAACCAAGTCCAACCGCACAAGCCCAAAATCAAGCAAAGTGCGGTTAGCTTTAAGGCTGTTTCAAATCGGCTAAACATAATGCTTTCTCTTTTTCTCTACGAGAGACTAAGCCAGGTAATTTCTTACCACCTGCATATACCCATTTGGGATATTCGTGGCAGGCTTGGTAATAGTTGCCTGAACGTAACTGTTTGAATAAGGTTGAGTTGCGAACAGCACCACAACCTACATTAAAGGTAATCGAGACGGCAGAATCAAAAACAGACTGAGGTAATGCTCGGCCATTGCCATAATTCAGCACACATTTTTCGGCAACTTGAATATCGTTTTTCCAGCGCTCTGCAATTTCTAAATCCGTGTATCGATGTTTTGCATCGACAGGTTGACCGCTATATGCCGTTGAGCCAATACCAACAGTTAAAACATCGGCTGGGCATTTATATGGATCTCGTCTGCACCCTTCTGCATTGCCAATGATTTCTGCACCCTTAGGGCTAAGGATAAGCTCCTCGCCAAACTGCGCATACATCAATGTAATAATGCTCGATACTGCACAGACAAATCCTGCTGCACCAAGCGTGGTTCTAGTCCTCGCTAATTTCATCAGGTAGCCCTCGTTTTAACCGTTCCATGCGCACCTTATGTATTTCTTCCTTGCGCTCATTTTCTCTTTTCATCATTCGCCATTCGACAAATTTTGAATAGACATTAACAAGTGCGGTCAAAATACCAATAGCCAAACTAAGCAACATAAGGTTATTCTGATCACCTAACCAAGCCAGTACACTAGAAAACCCTGACCATACATAAGCTTGATTTCCAGGGTCTTTAAACATTTTCATACTCCACCCCATTTACAGGGTAATAAAAAAGCCCACGTATTAACGTGAGCTTGTGATATGGCAAAGGCGCAAGGAATCGAATCTCAATTAGCGGTTTTGGAGACCGCTGTCTTACCATTAGACTACGCCCTTATTGATACCTTAGTCGTATTAACAACTAGAGGTTATTTAACAAAATAAGCTACCGCAAAAATAATTGCGCTTATACCCCAACAAGTAGTAATAATGAGTGCGGCATTAGCTAATTTATTTCCAACTTTATCTGCTGCTTTTTCTGACATTTTCCCACCTACCTTAACTTGATGTTTTGGTGTATACTTAATCATAAATTCGTTCCTTTAAATCGAACTTAACAGGAATGAAAAAAGCCGAAGTGTTCCCGCACCTCGGCTTTTCTTTTGCATACAAAAAAAGCCCCGACCGTTTCCGATCAGGGCTGTAAAATTCTTTTATGCGTTTGCTATGCGCTAAAACCGCAACTTACCGAATATAGTACACTTTCACTTGCAAGTAATCAAGTGTTTTTATAAATTTTATGATGTTTTATTGGGCGATGAGGTTTTTCGCTCTTTCCCAGTTCATTCGATTAGACGCTTTAAAGGGCTGAATTAAGCGTTGAATGGTTGGGAGCGTGTTTTTGTATTGGCGTTGATATTCTTGGTGATGGCTGATAACCATACCTGTGAAATAAGAGCCGATAGTTTCTAGTGGTTTGATCATATCGCCAAGTAAGGTGTTCATCTGTTTGTGTCCACACCAAAGCCAAACAAGTTGTTCGAGTTCGTACTCAGTAAATTCAAAACTGAATTTCTTTTCACGGCTAGGCAATTCAGCCTCAGTGATTAATTCCCCTTCTAAAATTATTTTGTGGACATACTCTACTGCTTCAGGGAGTTGTTCAAGGGTTAAATCTTCTATGCTTTCCACATTAAAGCGTTGATGGACTAAATGATAAGCATCAGAATAAATTAATCCCTTTTTACTCACGAGCATATTTACGGCATTGCGTAAGCCAGTGCGATCATCTACCGTAGTTTTACGTTCAGCCTTACCATTAAACCAATAATCATGTAACGCTTGATAACACTCTTTTTTGTATTTGATTAATGTGTCACGGATTTCTGGTTTACAACGATTAATATCAATACCAAATAACCAGCCGTTTAAATATTCGATTGGTAAGCAGATCATTTGATAATTCTTATTATCGCTTCCAGTCATATTCATGATGAATATAACTGAATTTAGCACATCGTCACGTCTAATTCGATTGTATTGCGATTCCCATTGAATGCCGATATTTTCACAAATAGGCTTCATTGCAACATAATGTACGCCGTTTTGTTCAATGGTAATCAAGGATTGATTGTTAAAAGATACTGTTTGAGTTGAGATTTGATTAGACATAACTGTCTCCTACTGTTTCTTCGATATTTTTAAGATGCCGCAAGTTGGGCGCCAAGTGGTTCGAAGGCTGCAGTAAGTCAGCTGGACATATTCCCCTTTCGGGTATTGTATTAGTCGCCCACTCGGCATAGATAAGATGTGATTATGCGCAATGAATGTTTAATGGCAATAAACAAACAAGGTTACTAAATTTCACGCATAAAAAAACCGCTATGCTATCGGGAGCGGACTAACCGCTTACTGCTAATAAGGCTTCGACACCTTGAGCAGATAACTATCTGCTTGATAAAAATCATAATGAAAAAGCCCCTTGGGTGTCAAGGGGCTTTTTGTAATTATTCACTTTTAATTTTGGGCGTTCGTCTATGGATTACAACTACTTTACTTTTTTCAGGATTTTTCTGCTCAAGCAATTCAACTTTCTTATATTCAATCTTCGTTTCTCTTGCGAGTGCAATAGCAAAACGATATTCAGCATTGGCTTTGGAATTATGTTCGTTAATTTGATTTAATCTTTCTCTCGCTAGTTGCTTTTCTTCCGCAGTAATTAACCTCACTTTTGAACCATTAACATCTCTGATCCATTTTCTACGAACAAAACGTTTTAAATAGCTAGGTGAATCTAAATAATATCGCATAGCACTTCGAACCACTTTTGATAATTCATCATCACCAAGTACGACAAGCATATCATCGATAATTGTAGGAACTAATGGTTTAGTATCGAAAAAGACATTTGGAAACCGTTCTTTTAACTTAGCTAAATTTGCTTTGATATTATCTTTTCGACCCATATCTTACCCCATAAAAAACAGCTTCCATTGGGAAGCTTTTTGGTTAAGGTTTCGACACCTTGCTAAAAATAATAATGAAAAATCCCCTTGGGTGTCAAGGGGTATTATCTATAATCCGGCTGCTTTAACTAATTCTTTCAATCCATTAATTTCATTTTGGGTGAAAGAATACTCGTTATTACAAATCTTGATGTCAATCTGGTTTGCGTTTGCCAGTTGTTTAAGTTGGGCATTCGTAGGACGATAAATATTTAACTGTAAATAGAAGTCACGCGCCGCTGTTAACCCAGAATTATACGGTTTTAAATTGAATTTTTTACCATCAACTAACCAGTGGGTTTCATCGCATTTTACAGGAGAACGCCCTTTTTTAGTGATAAGCAATTCGTTATATTGTTTCTTATCCTTTATAACGGAGAATTTTTCAGGAACTATAGTCTGAGTATATTGACTATTTACTATTCCAGATACCTGCCATTTTATTTCACGTTCACCGGTGAATTTATCTGTCTTATCAGTAATTTCACCCTTTAAAGCTAATTCGTCTTGTTTTGCCCATTTTTCGCTTAGGCTTTCTTTTTTTTGTTGTTGTACAGCACACCCAGATAAAAACGCAACCATAACGCCAATCAATAATAATTTTTTCATTTTGATGTTCCTCTCGGTTTAATTGATTTACCAATTCTACGAAACACAAAACATTTATTTAAGTTTTTAATCAAAGTTTTTTCTAATTTTGTGACCTACATCTCAAATTCAGGATGCCCTATCAAATTATCAAATAAAAAATCTATATAGATCTAAATTAGACCTATATAGATTTATTTATCCCAAAAACATGAACTTAATCTTCGCCCCAGTAAATGCACCTTTTAGGAATCTCACACCCTTAGCACGCTCACGATACATATAGGCTGGGGAAATATGAAGTGCGTTACAAATATCTCGCTCATTCGCTTGTTGAACGTATAGCGCCATTAAAATTTGGTATTGTAGCAAACTATCTTCGTGAAGATTCATAATCTGCTCCTCAATCTTTAAGCATTCGTCATCCGTTAAGAATCGAATGTGAGCCTTGCGCACGGTAGGTAAAACAGGAATAGAAATTGTGGTGCTTGGGTATTCTGTGCCAATTCTGTCTCTACCCCAGCAATTACCCCACTTTTCCAACACTCTCTCAACGCTATACGACATTCTACTCTCCTTCCAGCTCTTTAATTTTTGCCTTGTAATACTTAATAATCGCCTTGCAATCTTCAATGGTGTATTTCTTTGGTTCGTGGTCTTGACGTTCTAACCACGCCACCTTATCTGCACCGATTTTATTAACGAGATTGATTCGATATTCGATGATGTTTCCGCTCTTATGGTCATTACAGGGTGCGCATTGTTTATGTACGTTGAGCTCACAAAATCTTAATTCAGGGCATGCTCCGACACTCCGATAATGCCCTGCGTGGTATTGCCCTTGATGATACCGACCACAACTGATACAGGGTTCATTTTTATCTCGTAGGCGAATGAATTTATTAAATACTGACTGGGCCTCTTTTAGCCATTCTGAACGACTTTTTAATTTAGCTTTACGTTCCCTTTGTTTTTTCTTTTCTGCTCGTTCTTGTGCTTTTTGCGCATTATCTCTAGCTAATTTAATCGCACATTCAGGCGAGCAAACCTTTTGTGTTGAGCTAAAGGTTTTTATAAACGGTTGGCCGCAGACTTTGCATTTATACTCTTTCGCCATTAGCCAAACACCATATTAAAAATTACCCAAACTGCCACAATCCAAAGTACGATTTTTAACTCTAGAATCTCGTCATCGTTTAATTTCATTTAGCTCACCAAACTCATCACGCCATAACCAATACCGACTGCAATCAAGATAAGATATCCCAATGCACTTGTGACTAAGACCCAATTAAAGACTCTTTCGGTTAATGGGAAAATCAAGCCTAGAAAAAGCGCAAATAAAGGCAAACTCAATACAACTAACATCAGTAAAAAGTAAATAATCCAGTCCATTTTAAAATCCCCATCTATCATTAAACCTCACGCCATTTTGCACGCCCCAACAGGTAATGTACTCTATTAGGCTTGCTAGTCGTTTTACGCTCATTTGAGCGGTGCTTTCTCGTAGATTGATAACTTCCCCCTCAAGCCCGATTACCATTTCAGCCTGACCACCTGTTGCGATTTTGTGAGCCGATACCATAATCATTTTCCAAGTGTCAATGTCTCGCTTTTTACCGTTAAATTCGCACTGTTTGCTAATATCGCTTAGTAGTGCGTGAAGTTTTGAGTTCTGCTCAAGTGAGCGTGTTATTGGTTGGATTTTGACTACCAGCGGCTTTTTATCGTCCGTTGGTAAGCCTTGAATAAACGCTTGGCAATTTGACCGCACTTGCTCGTTGCGGAGATAAAATACTTGCTTGTCCGCCATCACAATCCTATTCGTCCTCAAAATCATCAGGATAAAAGTCAAACACCTTTGGCAATAGCGTGGTATAGACAAGTATAGGGGGATTTTCTGTCGGCATTTTTAATCCATCAGAAAAATGATGAACACCCACGGTTAATTTAGCTCCATCGCGTAAATGAGAGCATAGGAAGAAATTCCCTTCCAGAGTATTCCCATGAGCAATATTTTGATTAAATATATTCCGTAACGTATCCACAAATGGCACTGGGTTTACGCCCAATATCTGTGATAGTGTTCGATAGCAAATATCAAACAGCCGCTGGCGACACTCCTCTACATTATCAACCTGAATATCTATGCCATATAATGACGCTGCACAATCATAAACCAACCACTCAGCGGGTTCTCCGCTGCCGTCATATTCTTCTTGCAACTTATCCAATTTTCTTCTCAAAATTTCAGCAAGGAAATTGCCGTTACCACAGCTTGGATCTAAAAACGTTGTTTTGGGCGAATAGTTACCCTTATCTAATAAATCCAGCATTCTTTTGACAATAGGAGATGGGCTAAATACCTCCGCAAAAGCTTTTACACGCTGCTTAGATTTAATGATTTTTTCAGTTGTCATCATGCCCACCAACCTTTTTTATCATTGGAATAATCATTCCCGATACTCCACACCACGTGCCCATGCATGCGCATCTTCATAGGTTTTAAAGCGTTTTCGCATGCGAGAAATCTGTACCATTTTGCCATCAATACGTTGCAGCACCCGCACATCTCCACGAAAGCAATCGTGCCGTTTATGTTTAATACCGTGGCGAAAGCCTTTTGTTGAACCGTCGTGATATGCACTACGGTGAATATAAAAATCTTTCATCATTCGCCCCAGCCAAATAAAAATCGATTTGATTTTTTCTCTTCCTGAATCAATGCACAGACTTCATCGCAAAATTTTTCAAATTCTTCACGTGGCCAGCCTTCTAAATCAAATACCAAACGGCTAAATTGAACTTGAGTTCTCACTTGCTCTTTTAATTGAGTTTGTGACATCAACTCTAATTTCATTGGATCTACTTTTTCTTTTGGCGGCTCTGGCGGTGAAACCGTGTCCCATTTATCAGAATTAATTAACCATTCATCAGCGTTAATTATTTTATTCGTGGCACAGTCATACAATTCACGGTATATTTTGTTATTCGACTTGGTTTTATCAACCACCAAGAAAAGCACTGAAATTGGCGTATCTTCAAAGGCGTTTTGAATCAAATTCAACTCGACTAATTGATTCCCAATAACTTCACGGAGTGTTTTTTCGGTGTTTCGATAGGCAATACCGGGAAACATAATGAAAAACCCAAAACGATGCGCATTGGCTAATCCTTTCAGCATAAAAACATCATCAAGCACACCTGATTTCTTCCACGGAAAATCCGCTTGAATAGCCGCTTTTTCTTCTTCGGCAAGTTCTTTAAATTTAAGTGAGAATGGCGGGTTCATTACAACACAATCACTTTTTGGCTCACTTTGATACAAGAAAAAACTCGTGTTATGAATTTCAGCATCTGGATAATTATTGGCTAATGCCGCGCATGATTCCGCTTGAATTTCTACTGCAATAAACTTGCTTGGTTGAATAAATTGCTCAAGCTGTCCGCTGCCTGCTGCACCATCAAAAACGCTTGGATTTTTACCTAAGTATTTCTCGACTTTCCCAGCCAAATATCGGCGCAAAGATTCACCCGTGATGTACTCGGCGAACTTATTCGCTTTCTTGCGATTGTTATGCTCTTCAAAACTCATTTACTATACCCACCAACCTTTTTAATAAAATCAAGGCTAATTGAACGTGTGACCAAGTCTTCCATTGTTGGATCAAAGACTACGACCATTTGCCCTTTGTTATTCCCCTTGATTTCCTTTCCTGTTACAGGGTTGATAAATGCAATTCGTCCACCTGTGATATCAATCACTTCATTCGCCACGCCTTGAATGTGGTTTTGATACCATTGAGTAGATTTATCATTGTTGAGTAACATCACGACTAAATAACCTGCATCTCGTAGTTCTTTCGCGCGTTGTAGATATGGTGTAACGTTGGAATAAGGCGGATTCACATAGATTTTTAACGGAGCCGCACAACGTTCCGCTACTTCATCCAACAATACATCTAACATTTGCTCAA